CCAGCCGGACCGTGGGCTCCATCAGCACCTGAAGGCCCTTGCTCTCCATCAGCACCAGCAGGACCCTGGGCTCCATCAGCACCAGCCAGACCGTGGGCTCCATCAGCACCAGCTGGACCTTGGGCTCCGTCAGCACCAGCAGGCCCTTGCTCTCCGTCAGCACCTGAAGGCCCTTGCTCTCCATCAGCACCAGCAGAACCCTGGGCTCCATCAGCACCAGCAGGACCCTGGGCTCCGTCAGCACCAGCAGGCCCTTGCTCTCCGTCAGCACCAGCCGGACCGTGGGCTCCGTCAGCACCTGAAGGCCCTTGCTCTCCATCAGCACCTGAAGGCCCCTGCCCCCCATCAGCACCAGCAGGTCCTGTAGGTCCTTGAGACCCATCTGTGCCAGTTGGACCTACAGGACCGGTTGGTCCAGATGGTCCAGCTGGACCTTGTGTTCCATTTAGTCCTGCAGGACCACGAGAACCTTCAGGACCCATCGTCCCGGGAGGACCATCTGCGCCAATAGTCCCTGGGGATCCTTGGAGACCAGCGGATCCTTGGGGACCAGCGGGTCCCTGAGAACCATCTGCACCAGGCGGGCCCGCAGCCCCCTGAGGGCCCGTAGGGCCTTGTATTCCATCCGTTCCTGCTAGACCTTGGTGCCCTTGGGGACCTTGCACTCCATTTATACCTTGAGCTCCAGTCGGTCCGGGAGGTCCTTGTATACCAGATTCTCCCCGTCCACCATCCTGTCCGGCGGGTCCTGTAAGTCCTAAGGAACCAGCAGGACCAGCAGGACCAGCAGGACCAGTGTTTCCAGGAGGTGCAACTGGACCCTCCGGCCCAGCTGGTCCTCGGGGTCCAGTTGCACCTCCTGGTCCAGTTGCACCCCGAGGACCATTTATCCCCGCCGGTCCTTGTGGTCCGGGAGGGCCATTTGCGGGACCAGGAGGACCTTGGGACCCTTGTGCTCCATCAGCTCCCCTGCTACCCGCAAAGCCTCTCGGTCCTCGAGGACAGGGGGAGGCAGGGCATTCTAATATACATTCGTGCGAGCATACGCAGACTCGCGCGCCACACTTGCGACAGCAGTTCCTCATAACGCGATTTGTACTATGCCTTCGTCAAACATGTACTTTAGGTTCTTTCTATGTTGCAACTGCGTATCACTGCATATATGCTGTTGAACGTGACATTGTCCTTTGGATTCCCCCCCCCCTTCCTTCTCATTCTGGTTGTAGAGGATGACGCGGGCGCGCGCCACGCCACTCCTGAGCGAACGAAAGATCCCCTGGTTTTGCGACTGTGCTTCCTCAGACACAGTAACATTTGAGAAGCTGCGGGGTATTACAAATCGCATTCGAACTACAAAATACACTCGATGGAACTTTTTCCCCAATGCTCTCCGGGAACAGTTTCAAAAGCAAGCTAATCTATACTTCTTGGCGATGACATTCGCAATGGCTATCGGCACGCATACCAATCTCTGGATTGGTACTATTGCTGCTTGGTCTACAGCCACCATGTTGGGGGGAATGGTAGCAATTTCTATGACGGTGTCTTGGTGCGATGACCGTGCCAGAAAAAGAGAAGACACGCGCATTAATGAAAGAACGTGCGAAATAATAGCAGGATCAGGCAGCATGAAGAATGTCGACGGAGCGCAAATTCAGTGGCAGCGCATCAAAGTAGGTGATGTACTAAGGCTGAGAGAGGGTCAGGAAATTCCAGCTGACGTGGTGGTTCTCGCGGCAGACAGCCAATATAACGGCGGGGTGTGCTATGCGGCAACTGCGAATCTTGACGGCGAAACAGATCTTAAGCTGAAGCACGCAATTTTTGCGGCGAGAAGTGACGATGTAATAAAATACTATCGAGGGCATGTCTACGCTAAAGCCCCAGAAACAGACATATACAATTTCACTGGTCGTCTAGAGCTATCTTCTCCAAAAGATCCATCCATGTCGAGCTTCGTACTCGGCATGGACAACGTGCTTCTTCGAGGATGCAGAGTTCGAAATGCCAGGAACATTATCTGTCTTGTGGTGTATACGGGCGAGGACACACGAATAATGATGAACTCTCACGCAGCACCAAGCAAATTGTCCAACGTAGAACGTACGATTAATCATTCTATGTGGGTAGCGGTTGCCATACAGGCTCTGCTGGCATTTGTCATAGACATCACCTACAACAAGTCTGACAAAACTGTATTCCGCCACTTATGGTACCTGTATCCGAATGGCTATACACCGCCCAGTGGAGCTCTTCCAGATCTTCTCGCCTATCTCATCATGTACTTTGTTCTCTACAGCAATTTTGTGCCAGTCTCTTTGTATGCTACTCTGGAAATTTGCAATACCATGTATGCTTATTTCATTGCACGTGACCCGAGTATGATATGTACGGAGGACACTCAACAAGTCCCGGCTGTAGCTCGCTCTACAAATCTGTGTCATGAGCTGGGACAGATTTCTCACATATTCTCCGACAAGACAGGTACGCTAACCAAAAACATCATGACTTTAGTGCACGTGGTCACTTCTGATGCACCGACGCGCGAGGAAGATGTAGTTTGTATGAGGGGGGGTTTTTGGCATGCCACGGAGCTGCAGCAAGCAGCTACTACAGAGGAAGCTGGTGCAGTTTGGGAAGTGCTAGCTGTGTGTCATACAGGCGTTTGGAACCCAGTCACCGAGAAGCTCGAATTTGAATCGCCAGATGAAGAAGCCTTAGTACGTGGCGTATCCCTCGTCGGCTGGCGTTTTTGGAATAGTGGGAACAACGCGATGGAAATTAGATTGAGAACACTCCATGATGTACGAAAGAAGAGTCAATGGAGCGGGGGTAGGCAGCTTCAGTACAATATCATCGCTATCAACAAATTCACATCTTCTCGTAAGCGAATGTCAGTAGTAGTAGAGAAAGACGGCGAGACATGGTTGCTTGTAAAGGGTGCAGACAATGTAATGGAGCAATGTGCACGAGGAGGATTGTCCCAAAACCTGAAGTCAAAACTTGCTTTGTTCTCTAAGAAAGGTCTACGCACTCTCGTATTGGGGAGAAGGAATCTGGCAGACTTCGATGTTGACGACTGGGTGGGACGCTACAAAGCCGCGCAACTACTTACGACCAACCGGGACTCTGCACTCGAACAGTTGGCGAGCTCAATTGAACAGTGTGTCAGCATTGTCGGCTGTACGGCTATAGAAGATGAATTGCAAGACGACGTAGTCGATACTATTGTCAAAATCCGACATGCTGGCATCAAGTTTTGGGTGCTGACGGGAGACAAAATGGAAACAGCTATCTCTATTGGGTATTCCGCAGGCGTCTTAGACCATGCCACAATGTCCCTCATTGTGCTCGCTACGAAAAAGGAGTGCCGAGAGAATGTGGACTCATCGTATCGTTTTTACACCTTAAATCAAGCAAGGCAACTTGTTGTCCGTGAACCCTTCAACGTGTATGGTCTGGTGCTCACGGGAGACTTCATGTTGGAGATCGTGCCACACGCGAACTACCGTGCCGATTTTACAAAGACAGCCGCCAAGTGCCAAGTTGTCATTCTTGCGCGCTGTTCACCGCTGCAAAAGTCGCAAATGGTGAATCTGCTGCGAAATGACGATGCCGATGCCGGAATTTCTCTACAGCCAATTACTTTAGCAATTGGCGATGGGGCAAATGACGTACCTATGATCATGGCTGCTCACGTAGGAGTTGGTATCGTAGGACGCGAGGGCCACCAAGCCGCCAATACAGCTGACTTCGCAATCGGCCAGTTCAGGTTTCTCCAAAACTTGCTCTTTGATCATGGACGCACAAACTACCGCAGAGCTTGTAAGTGCACCCGTTTCACATTTTGGAGGAATGCATTGCAAGTACTTCTGATGTTTTATTATACACCCCTGTCGGGATATACAGGAACTACATTGTTCGAGGACAATTTGCGGATCACCTTTAATTTCATTTGCACGATTCCTATCATTGCGATAGGTCTGTTTGACCGGGATATAAGCAGCCGGGAGGCATTGCATCGCCCCGAACTCTACAATGCTAGAAGTCGGCAAGACTTTGAGTTATCTCGGCAGGGGATGCTATGGACTTTGAGGTCTGCATTCATGCACTCCGCTATCGTCTTCACGGCGTTGCTCTGTGCTTTCCCCGCCTTTCAGATGAACAGCTCTGGTGACTACTGGACGATCGGATGCTTCGGCTATACTCTTTTAGTACATAGTTCGACTACTCGTGCTGCACTTCTTACTTCCACTTGGAATGTGGGGAGTGTATTCTCATTTTTCTTGACCTACTTCCTGTATGCTGTTTTTCTGGCACCCATTACATTAGCCTACAGTCATTCGTTCTAGTGAGTCCGTAGCAGCAACCAACAGGTAAAAATATAGCAATGCACAACAAACTAGGTACTTTACTCGAGCGTCTCTTACTACATCAAGCCCGGCTTCTACCACGCGTTAGTTGAGATGGTCAGTGTGAAGACGTTTTGGACTTGTATGCTCACAGTTCCGATAGTGCAGGCGTGTTGGGACTCAGTAGCATGGCAAGCATGCGACCTGTATACTAACGGCGTACGCATTCGCATTCCAAGCCCGGAAGATGTGAGTCCCAACACTTTGACCCTACAAGAGTTCTTCCGTCCTCTGAGGCTAAACCGTCAGGAGTTGTTGCGGCTGTTCTCGCAGCAACAGCTTCCCACTTTCCAAATACACAAGCGGGCGAGAGAGTTGAGCTGGGGAAGCCGCGCGGCATGTCTCTTGTTGTTCTTTCTTAGCATAGGTGTCCTTGGCACGTTGGATGCCCCTACCTTTGTGGGTGTGGAATACAAGTCAGGAAATGGAACCACCTCCGCGTTTTCGCTGCCAACATCAACAAATTCTTTCGCGACGACTACCTTGTCATCCTGCGAAGGTAAGAGCGTGTGTGCTTTCGCTATTCCCAAGAATATGAAATCTCCTATTTCCGTCTACTTCAGCATCGGACCTTTCTACGAGAATTCCTTGGACTTTGTGAAAACGTCGGAGTATGCCAACAACAGCTTTGCCAGCGACATCGCATATCGTACATTCTTCAATGATACGTTCGAGCTGAAAGGCATGAACATGAGTGAAGATGACATTGCATGGGCTACAGATGTGTCATTTATTGATGCATGGTACAATGCTGACATCTCTTCACTGTTTGCATCGTGGGAAATCGCGAAACAACATCTGGCTGTTTGGCTGCGGCCCGCTGCTTTTCCAGAATGCTTTAAGCTCTATGGCAGGATACATCAGGCACTCTTGGAAAATGATACGCTGACGGTGATCATTCAAGATAGGTACCCAGCTCCAAACTATCATAAGCGCGTCTGGATCACAGACTGGCAAGGCGACGGTGCAGGGCTAAGCTGGGGCATTTGGCTGATGGTGGGAGCTGCGTTGGCTCTAATCTCCATTCTCCTTGCTGCCTTGACGCCATCTCTGGATGCTGACGCAAATACACAAAGTAGTCTTTCAGCTGCTTTTCCATACAGACTACCATTGCTTCCTTCTTGAATATATGGTGAGGTGAAAGCGGCTAGAGAAGCAACCAGCACATTCTAGACGCTGGCGCCGTCGAATGGTGTCGACTCCAGCCTCGCGTACACATACCACACTCTACTTGCGTTGTCGTCAAAAATGATGAGTATGCGGTGCTCTTGTGAAAGTTTGGGTGTGATGAGTCTATATACAAAAAATAACGTAAAGTCAAAACATAATGGAGGACGTTGTCATACATAAAAAGATTAGCGACTCTCAAAAAAACTTTTACATCGCCATTTTCGTTCTCCAACGGATAAACAACTGTTTAAAGCATATGAACATATAGATAAGAACGTTAAGGTTCACCATAAGAAAACGCAAGAGCTGCGTAATGATAGATTAAAGGCGTACACGAAAATCAGCAAAAAAATGCAAAAGGCAAAAGAGAGAGAGACAAAAAGTCGAAACCATGCATCGAGCACAAAACTGAGGTCGTCAAAGCAAACTAGTGAAGGCGAGGAACGAGATCTTTCCCCAAAAGCAAATAAGAAGAGGAGAGACGGCCCCAAACCCAAACAAAAAAAACAGAATATTACACGGACCGCAGATCCAGCGGACGACCACGTTCAAACACAACGCCCGATGGGAAATCCAAACTTCATAGTGAAATTCAATACAGTCATGGCGCCGACACCGACAGAAATCTCCCCAAGCTGCGGTGGAGAGGAAAAGATGTCAGCGTAAAAGACTGCACTTCCGGGGAAGATTGGTTTTCAAAGTTGTTTGGATTTCTTGAAGATTTTGAAACTGTGCAAAATTTGTTGGAAATCGAGCCCAGCGAAACGCAGACGCAGACGATGATCAGCAAAGCCAACGACAAGCGCTATGATGTAGGCTTGTTTTATACACCCACACTAGGCGAGATGCGCAAGATGGTACAGAGAATTTCCCGCCCTGGCAAGCTCAAAATCACTCACGCTTTTGGCGATGTCGCAGATAAGCAAAGCGATCCGGAGAACAGGTATGCAACTTTTCAAGTTGCTTCTCAATTTAATTGTTTGGAGTTTGTCGGGCCAGCCGTGACTCCCGAGCACGGTGTTACTGGGTACATAAATGACCGCACGCAAGGGCCGGCGTGCTCCATATCATGTGGTCCAGCCACAGTCTTCAGGAATTATTTCGCGAAGACACGCAACAAACAATATGGACAGACAAAAGATGATATGATAGATTGCCTCCGGGATGTGTCTAAAGTACTAGGGAACACGAATAATTCCTTATACGAAGTGAAAGGAGGCTATACGCTTGCAAATAACCTACAACTGAAGGAACTTAACGCTACACTCGCAGATTTAAAGGCCGCGGATAGGATCGACGAGGTGCGCAAAGCCTTGCGCGTGGGGGTGCACGAGGGTGTTCAGGTAACTTCAACAAAATGGGGCAAAAGTCCAGTAAACAATGCAAATCAGAAGGTGACGCAAGTCTTTGCGTCAGCTTGCGCTGTAGCATATAATCTTCCTACTCCGCCTCATATGTGGAAGGATTTCGCAAGCCTTATTCTTGAAGCATCCTATGAAGCGACGCTCTGCGCTGCTATAATAGCAGCGCATAAGAATTGTGGACGGGACGGCTCAAACAAAGTGTTTCTCACGCTGCTTGGAGGAGGAGTGTTTGGCAACGATATAGAATGGATTGTAAATGCTATACGGACAGCATGCCAACGATATGAAGACTATGCTCTTGATGTTCGAGTAGTGACTTATGCAGGGAAACCCAACTCATTATTAGCAGAAATGGTGCGACGCTATAATAAGGAGTAGAGTATGCCATATCAAGCAATAGCCCTCGGAGTAATGTAACTGGCTGTATTTCTCCTCGCACCCCTCTCACATGTTGTTCGCCAATTAATATTATCTTTTTGTCTATGTGTAGATCACTGTACAAGTATCGGATGTCTTCGACGGCCGTGTTCCGTTGCCCATCGACAAAGCGATCGATATAATCCCTTGCTAATTTTGGAAAAGTGGAGCAGCATCCCAAAACTCTGAAGTTGTCTCGTCCTGGCGACCAGGTGCATGTGTAGAGGATAATGAATGTGGATTGTTGGGGCGCAAAAGAGAGCATGTGGCAGACAAGCGCATCTTAGAGACTGCCAGAGTTTAAATCTGAGAAATACTGAATAGAAGAAACCGAAAGTACGGAATACAAGAATACATAGACTTGCGACTTTAGTGTTGCATACATTCTCGAGCGTATATTTTACGTTTGCAAAACTGGATGCCAATGGTCTCAGTTAGAGGTTCCCGAATCATCATACAAAACTATGTATCATTATTTTTCCGCGTTGGCCATATAAAAAAACAACCGAAGTGATACATACTTCGGCATGCATCACTTTGGTAGTGTTCTGTTTTAATATCCCTCACAGGATATGCTAGGAGACCGTCTGAGTTTTAATCTGAGAAATGCTGAAGAGAAGCAAACGAAAGTACGAAACACCAGACTGCATAGACTTTTAATAGGAGAAGTGACCAGTGCAGTCTGCCTCCACTCGAAACGCAATTGCTCATGAGGTTCATTGTTATGAAACTCAACGGATACGAAACTCACAGGGAAGACGACGCGAATTTAGTGTTGCATACATTCTCGAACGTATATTTTACGTTTGCAAAACTGGATGCCAAGGGTCTCAGTTAGAGGTTCCCGAATCTTCATACTAAACTGTATATCATTATTTTAATGCATGGTCTAAAGCGCGTATTTTTGAAAAATCCTTCTTACGCAGCGGTGACAGCAAGAAAACCCTTTGGGGGCTCTGGTGTTGCGATCGCTCACAGTGCTATGGCCCCGTGCTTCGCTCTATCGTATGGCGAAGCCGGCGCTGGAACACTCTACTGTCTAATATTGCCTGGGAAGCTACTGCCGCAGGGTCATAATGGGCGACGTTGACAAACATAAACATATTAGCGACTATAAAAAAATACGCAACTATTTATTTTCCTTTGCGAGGTTTGCTCGTAAGAAATTGAGCAGTTGAACTAGTTATCGCTGTATACAGAGTAAATGGATTTAACTCTTCTTCTGTTTATCTGTCTCGTTAGCTCGATTGCTCTTTTTAGTTATGTTTTCTTTAAAAAACATGTGCCTTCTCCATCGCCGATACCAGCTCCCACATCTTTGCCAGATCAAACTGATATACTAGTGAGGTGCCCCCGGGTCAAAATATGCTGGCCAAATACAGGACCTCTTCAACTGACTCATTGTAGCGAAGAGTCCTCGTGCGAATACGGTTGGAACGATCTGCAGAGCCATCGTGCGATTCTCTTTCACGACGGTGATTACACGCAGACTGATCTTTCTGTTCCTTCTCCGAAGAACGTATCTAGCAATACTCTTGTCATCGGCTACTACCAGAGTGCGATGGGTTTAAGCCCTGTCGGAGCCGCAACCGCATTGCTGGCTGCTGTGCAGGTGGAAACAGGAGCCAATCCGTCTCCTTGTGCCTTAGATAATTTCTGGCGTAGCATATCAAACATTACAGTAAAGCAGACACTGAATTGGTTTGTATCTCAAGCGGCACCCTTTCGCCAGATGATAGTAGACGGCGATACGAATCTCACTCGGGGACTCGACGGAGGATGCTACGCATCGGGAGGTTACGGCGGAAATTCCATATTGCAGAATATCAACATGAACGGAAATCAGCAATGGCTCCTCCGCAACTGTCGATTTTCCACGTGGATGGGTAATATGTGGAACAACGTAGCTTTAGATTGTACGGGCGACCTGCAGGTGGGATCGAGTCCCTGTTTGACTGCCACTATCAACACGAGCGCTCTTCCGGGAGGAGTTCCCCCGTTCCTCGCTTATAAAAACGATGCCTACGGAATAGTTGTACCAAAATTTTATGCTTCCAATGTACCTCAAGGATACATTGAAATCTTGGAGAATGAAACTTTTCTGTCCCTGAGCGCGGGTGAGGTATTCGTAGCGAGCGAAGACAACTTCGACAACGCTGCATTAAACGACGCGGTAAATGCTGGCTTGAACATCTTGTTTACACCCGGTACGTATCGAATAAATCTTCAGATCACGCGCGCAAATGTCGTAATTATGGGGATAGGTCAGCCTATTCTGCAAGGAGCTCCTGCAATCCGCATCAGTGCTCCTGGTGTAACTCTATCGAGTCTCCTTCTAGAATCCACAACAACAGAAACCCCGAATGCTATTTTGTTAGTCGATGCTCACGACGGAGCCTCTCCCGAATCACCGTGTCGCCTCATTGACATTTGGGTACGTCACGGATCAGAAACAATTGAAGAAAGTCTACTTTTGCCCGCTCTCCAAGATTTAGTAGCGATACATCAGTCTTACACGTACATAGACAATATATGGGCATGGAGGCAAGACCATACGGCAAAGATTAGCGGTGGCGTGGGACGCAATGTGGCTATTGCGCAGCATGCAATTCATATTTATCCAGAAGCTAGTGGAGTTACTTGTGTAGGGACGCAGGCTGAACATTCCTTGCAATCTCCAGTCTATTGGGAAGGAGCTTCCGGTACCTTAATTTTTTTGCAGGTTGAGCTTCCGTATGAAATTACAGCAAACACGCTCGTGCCTGGTCTTCTCGTCACCGGAGATAATTTTATTGGTGTTAACCTGGGTGTTTACATTTACACGCCAGCGAAGTGGAGCTGCCAAGATTGCAGCGTGCCATGTGGCGTTAGAGTTGAACGGGGAGTAAAAAATCCCCAATTTCAAAATGTTATTACAGTACAACTCAATATAGAAGGTGGTATGCGGAGCGTTATTGACCATGTTCTATGTGTAGACGACGATGTTCTTGGCGGTCCAACTTCGACTCTTCAAAACGGTCGGCCAGTGTGTATCAATAAATACCCTCTTGATTCGATCCGGCCAATTATCAATAACGCCTACTCATAATACTACTCATAATACTACTCATAATACTACTCATAATACTACTCATGTCCTCAAACTGTCTCGGTATGCATGTCCGTTATACTTTTCTCTAGGTTTCCGCAGTGCGCAATGCTTGCTGCGAAACCCTCCTTGGCTTAATGCTTGTAAGGTTCCGCCACCTTCTTCCCCACTATAAAATAGTCGCAACCCAACTTCTGTAGTAACGGTACACCTTCCCGCAACGTACCTAGATCGATTTCCTTCGAAAGACTATGACTTTAAACTGTCGAGTTTTTGGCTCTAGCCTAGTTGGAGCGCCAGGAGGATAGCAATCGTACGAGAGTAATACCTAGATATGTTTTGCAAAGAGCTCGAATTTTATTAGTTTGTCGGCAGCCTACTAAAACGGTGTGCCAAGTGGTTCTCTCCTGTTTTAATATCCTCCCCTGGATATGCTATAGTCCATTTACCGATAGAACAGCTTTAGCAATAAGAAAAGTCCATGTGGACTGCATGGCTTACCTATATGTTGGCCCCAAAGCCTGCTGCCAACATTCCTGTCAAGCTGGTAGAGTGGAGTGCGTGTACTACTTATATGCACGGAATTCCATATGTTCTGGTCTCAATCCTTGAAGAGGACGTAAAAGAAACTGACGAGGGCGACACAGATACGATAGAGCTGAAACAGCAACTAGCTCAGGCCAGGTGGTTGCGTTTCCGGTCATACTGGAAACTCGCGAAGATATTTCGCGAGATGCGCAGAGAAGTTTGCAGAGATCCCTTGGAAATAGAGTTGTTTGCATACTTACAATTGCCAACCACGTATAACTGGCGGTACCCCACATCACAAGAAAGATACCAGATGCTGCGCTGGGCACAAGGCCTAGACGATATGAGGCCGCGCGCTGGCTTGTATCAGCACAGCAAGTGGATAGCGGATCAGCTTTTTGAATGCGCGTATGCGTATGCGCCTACAGACACGTCGGCGGTTCCTCTAAACTCTCTTTGAAGTTTGAGTTGTCCTCATCTCCTACGGGATTCACATCGTCATCTATGACGAGATTGGGTATACAGGTTTGTTTTTCCAGGGGGAGTGGTAACTCTAAGTCTCCTTCTGGGTGCTCACCTGGAGCACCCGAGATTTCCAGGACATTCGGCTCTTGTCCCCTCTGTCCGCAAAGAGCTTTATACTGATCCACATGCAAAGTCTCGTCTTTTCTACTCTGTACTATATCAGTTAGAGATTCATCACGAAATTCTTCGCGGATATGCCGAAGATCGATGTTAGTAAGAGGTAGCCATTCGTACATAGTCACTATATCGAGGTGCACATCTCTTGCTAAAGTGGCCAGTTCAGACTTTATATGATCTCGTGCACTGTCTTCACTGTCGTAAGCACCCCACACTAACAATCCCGGCTCTTGAGCTGACGTATTCCTTTCTTCCACATCCGGCAGAATGGATATGATTGCAACAGTTTGAAGTCGAATTTCTGCTTCCCGTGATACAGGGGGAGCCTCAGTCAGGCATGACAAGCTCTGGTCCAGCTCCTTTTCGTTCGTTGCGGAGTCTAGGTGATCGGACGATAAATTGACAGCACCTGCTCTCTGTAGCTGCACGTTGCTACGGAATTCTTCTTCGTGGCTGATCTCTCTGGTTTTGTATGCCTTGTGTAAATTTTCTAAATGTTGTAGTTCGTTTTTATCGTCTTTCGAGTGCCTGAGCATAGCTGCCCACTTTCTCAGTGGGATGGCAATGAGATCAATCTCGCTCCCAAAGAACCTAGTGGCGTGCGCGCGAAGATTTTCTGTGTTAGGAAATACCCCTAAAATTCTTACAGCGGCTCCTTCCACCCTTATGGGGCATCTCTGCGCGTGCGCGATATTGAGTAGTACTCTGGAATCAGGGTCAGGTTTTCGCATGTCTGTGTTTAATCAAGCAGCTGAGTGCTTGACGCTGTATTGAACGTGGCATTCATGCGGAATAGTTTTTGTTTTCGACATGTAAATGTCGATACGTGCGTACATGTCAAGTGAAGGAAACATCATGTTTGTGTCAGATCTTCTTAAGAATGCAAAGCCTGATGATTCAGCTCTTGCGGTTTCTAAAAGTAACAACATATATGATAAAGTTCGAGAAGAACAACGACGACTCGAGAATGAGCAGTTTCAAGTGGAACAACTCAAGAATCAACTGAAAAGCCAGCAACTCAGCATCCGTGAGCCTTGTCCGCGTCACCTACTCCACCAGAAACTAGAGATTGAAAGACAATGCCAGGAACTCGAAAAAACTATTCAGTCTGTCGAGAGTGGGGAGAAAATTCATGAGTTCAACACAAGAGTGCGTCCCTACATTGAGGCGTTCCAGAAGCAACAATTCTGCAGAGCGCACGATCGATCCAACGACGGAGAACCGCAGACGCATCGCGTAAGCTCAAACATACAAAATGCTGTCCTCAATGATTACATTGTAAACATTGAAGGTGGCGTGCCGAAATATGACATTCTTACCCAGGACATGTGTTCTGAATGCAAGGAGCCGATGCAGTTATATCAAATGTATTCGATTCTTGTCTGCTCCCGGTGCGGCCTATCAAAACCTTTTCTTGACGCTACGGCTTCTCTACTGGCCTATTCAGACGACTACGATTATTGCAGTTTCAGCTATAAGAGGATCAATCATTTTTCAGAGTGGCTAGCGAGCATACAGGCGAAAGAGACTCTGGATGTGCCACAGAGCGTGCTGGATACTATTATGCAACAATTGCACAACCAGCGCATCCACGATCTAAAGGAGGTCACCGTTCACAAAGTGCGAGACATACTCAAGAAAATGAAGCTTCGCAAATACTACGAGCATGTTCAGTTGATAACTTGCAAAATAACAGGTCGCCCGCCGCCCCGAATGACACCAGAGATGGAAGAAAAGATCAAGATGTGCTTTTTGGCTGCCTCCTCGGCGTTCCAGAGGCATTGCCCGCCTGATCGCAAGAACATGATTAGCTATCAGCTGGTGCTCTTAAAGCTCTGTGAACTTTTGGGGTATCATGAGTTCGTGCCATACTTCATGCTGCTCAAAGGACGAGATAAGCTGAGCCGCATGGACGACATATGGAAAAAGATCTGCGAGGATCTGGACTGGACGTTCATTGCGAGCGTACCGTAACTGCGCGCAGACGCAGTTGTCTGCTTTGTGCAGACCAGCAGAACCTCTCCCTGGGCCAGTCACATGCGATCTTACAGAGGCGTGTAAGCTCGAACTAACAGCGTGGGCCGTAAAAGAATAAGATCATGCATTCATGCGCGACTAGTAGCACAGCCTCTAACAGTTGTTCCGTGGGCGCGCTGGGATGTTGCAAAACTCTAGAGTTTTTTATTATGTCTATTGTTGTGCAAGCACTCCGTCTTCCGGTGCTGCTTCTGGTTTTGGTTTGGGAAAGAGTATTTCATATGCAGCTGTTATTTTTTTCATAGCTTCTCCTCCAGCTGCATTTCTATCGGTGTGATATTTGAATGCTAACTTTCTGTATGCATTCTTGATTTCGTTGTTGGTGGGGTTGTCGTGCAGGCGATTTTCACCGCCTTGATGTTCTCGTAGAACAGCCAAGGCTGCCTTTTCTTTCTTTATTCTCCGCAAACGCTTATCCTGATCCGACTTTTTTTCTCTCGGTTTTGGCTTTGGCTTTGCCTTAGCTTTTGCCTTTGCCTTCGGGTCTGACTTTGCCTTTGCCTTTGGGTCTGACTTCGCCTTTGCCTTCGGGTCCGACTTAGCCTTTGCCTTCGGGTCCGACTTAGCCTTTTTCTTTTTTTTGGATTCGCGAAGAAACAGCTCCTTTGATTCAGACAATGGTCCCGCTGCAGGACGGGATTTAGAATTTCTAGCTTTGCCGTCAGTGCTTATTAACGATTATTTTCCACTGGGACCTGTGCAATTACACCGTGTTAGTGGAATCTCTGCAGGCATTTTCTACTTGGAAAGATAATGCGACATACACTTCGAAGGGTTCAGGTTTTGAATTATAGTTTGGCCCGCCCCAATAGTCGAGTTGGGATGCTCCAAAGCAAATTACAGCAAAATCAGCGAAGCATATATACTCATTACCAGAAAACGTGCATTTTACAGTTCAAAACATTCCCTGTTGTCCTTCCTCCGCTTCTGGACATGGTAGATTCCTTCTCAATCCAAGAATGGCAGACATGCCTCGCTTGTGGTGGTGCGGTACCGCTTCCCGGTCCCCAATGCGATTGCCTGGTGTACCACGAGAAGTCCATGGTGCCACCAACTGCGGAAATGAGAGAAACTTCACGCAGCTCTGTGTTCTGGACAACTACGGACGGTGGACAAGCGCGTTTTCTGCTGCACGTCCAGGATAGCACCTGGCAATGTAGCTGCAGCGAAGCCAACGAGAACGAGACCTTCGATATGCAGGGAAAGGGAACTAGCTTAGCGCATGCGATAGTCGCAGTGCTATCGCATATGTCCCCCATGAATTTGAAATCCGTGCTGCGCGACTTTGACGAGTGCATACCACCTCACCTTATGCATATGGTGCGAGCAAGCTTCTGAAGCTTGAGCGAGAGGAGCATCGACCCAAACGTGTAATGCTCATAGCTATGCTGTGGCGCGGCGCGTCGTGTAGCGCCGGGCACCCCATGCCACCACTACAGCGCCGACAATGACAAGAAGCGCAATCAGCAGCGCGTGCATGGGACGAGCGTCGATTTCCTCCGTAATGAAATACCCCAGAGGGCTCCGGAGGTGCCGTGCAAACAACAAAGGAGGTGTAGTAGTGGAGGCGGCGGCGTTGCGTTGAAATGGAGCAGGGTAAGCAATGAGCTGCGATATTCTCGCGTTTGCTAATTGCAAGTCAATAGGTAGTACTGGCTGCATCGCCAATAGACGCTCTCCAAAAGTTGTCGTGCACAGCAGCGCCGTTGTGCCGTTCATTTGCGCTGTATGGTTTTCGTAAATGTCACGAGTGAGTTTTTTCCTTGGCCTGCCTTTGAATGGCCACGGCAGTATACTGAGATTCACGACTAGTCTATTGGGATTCTGTTCGAGATATGCCGCTATTCTCAAAACTTGTTGCCAGTCAAACCTAATTGCGGGGCGTGCTTTACTTTCAAGAAACAAGTAAATGGGCCACTGATGCGATACGGCTAACTCAGCCGCCATTCTGTGGCAAGCCCAGCAGCCTTTCCATCCAGGTGTTTCATTTGCGCACGGGACTCTCATAATCTTTAGGTGGAGGTCTTGTTGGTGCTCCAACCAGGACCTACGAAGGGCGGTGCTACATTGTGCGTATTCCAGTTCGGTAGTGGCTCCTATAAGACATACAGAAACGGTCATGTGTTTCCTTGAATTTTTATTTTTAGCATGCTCGTGCATCTGGTTTCAAGATCAAGCTACAGCCTTCGCAGGAAACATGCTGTTTTCCTCCTGCCCTGCAGTGTCATCAGGGCAGCTTTTGCCTGCGGTATGTCTTGTGGGGGGATCCTTGTACAGACACTCTAACGGCGCGTGCTATGGCAGAAGCGCGAGCGTTATCGGGTTGTTCATGGGCCTTATTCTTATGTTTCACTTTCACGCTAGTTACATGAAGTGCATCTCCTCTTTACTCTCCTGTGGAGCAACTGGATTCTTCCTGGCCGACAGACATTGGGTAGATGCAGTGCTCGATGCAGCTGGTCGCCTTCGTTGTCTGCTTTGCACCAGAGGAACAAGTGGATGTGAGCATTCTTCTGTTGCGCATCCTCGACGCGATATCTCCGCTCGCGTAGACCCACGCCCCCGTTGCACGAACCTTTCGCTTGATGAAACGCTCCACTCGTGCGAAGACTCGAAGATAGGAACAGCGGATGACCAATCTTGGTATGTGGTGCTTCCTTTGGTGAGCTCATCCAAATCGCCTGTGCGCTCGGAGAGATCTCCTGGGCGCTCAGACACTTCTCAGTGACCCGCATTTGCACTGCGTACGAGTCTCCCGCGGGATACAAAACTTGAAAAAGACCATGCAAGCAAATGTTTGATCACAGAAATTACACCGCATGGCTGTCGACTCTCTAAACAACCCACGCGCCGAGAAGAATATCTGGCGGATCTTATCAGAAAGAGTCGACGATCTAGAAACAAACGTACACAGTTTGGCTGCAAAGACAGAAAAGTCAAAGGATACTGCATCGTCAACTCCGAAAGCCGCAATCAAAAGATCGAAACCTTCAGCTACCTCTGCGCACTCGTCCAAATTTGAAGACGGAACACTAGCTAAGTCTAAAAAAACGAACAAGCGAGCGACGAAAACGAGCAAAGACGTAAAATCTCCAACGAAAACCAGAAGTAGCCCAAAAAAGCAATCGGATAAGAAAAATGCAAAAATGCGGAAAAAAACAAAAAGACCATCAAAAAATAAATTGAAATAATGTAAATCCCCAATGCAAAAATAAACCAGAATAAATGCATTGGATTGCTGTACCAACAGTAATAATGTTGGTCCTCTTGGTTTTGGTTTTATTCCGAAGTACTTGTGGGCATGTCATATTGAGGTCACCATACGGGGGGGAAATAGTCGTTTTTCTTATGCCGTCCCCTTTGGATTTAGTTTCCTCGCATATGCGTTGGATAGGATGGTGGGAAGGGTGGATGCATGGTCTCTTCGATGTACTCCTGCAAACTAGCAGCGGTCTAGTGCTGGATATTGGTGCTAATGTTGGCTCGCATAGCCTCGTGCTAGGGCAATCTCAACAACACACTGTGTGGGCGTTTGAACCACAGGCCGCGCCATGTGCGGCACTCAGACGAAGCATATCCGCCAACCGTCTCAACAACATAGAAGTACTTCAAACAGCCCTTGGTTCTACCGAGGGGCCCAGCAGTTTATGCTCCATGAGAGGTGTGGTGCTCGGAAGCGGGGCCGCGCGAATAGGCAAAGGAGGTGAACACGTGCATATGACAACTCTGGATTCTCTCTGGAACGCACGTAATCGCCCACATATCGCTTTTGTCAAAATGGACGTAGAAGGGTTTGAGCAAGAGGTCCTCGGAGGAGGGCGCGCGTGCTTGTCTGCTCGCCCCCCAATGGTTTTTGAAGATTGGGGATCAGCCACGGGGACGTATCTAAAAGATTCATGCGGCTACGATCATATCATTCGTCTCAGACACCCGTGGTTTCAATTTGCTACGCGTGATTTCTTAGCATACCATCACGAAAACATCGCTTTATCAAGATTCGTATCATTGCATGGGCACGAAGAAGTTTAATTATTGATCGCGTTCACTGTTTCTTGCGTTTAGACACGACGTACTCGCTTCCGTCGCTTTGTGGTTCGAAGCATTTAGTTTTTTACGTCGTAGCAGTACAGCAGCGCCTGGCAAGTAGTGTGAACCGTTATATGCAGAGGACTGCGTACGCCTACGGAAACCTTGTGCATTTCTCCATGACGTATGAAATGAAGTGTTAATTACCGCAGGGTGCAATCTGAACAATATCGGTGCAACTATGCATGTATTTTGACTGATGGTTGTGGTCAGTATCCGCGACTGGTCTTTCAAAGACAAAGAGAAGCACCTGGCGCGCTTCTTCAAATTAGAGACAAACACAACGGACACTCACCTCAAGGGTTCAGCATAGCTGGAGGAGTACTAGTGGGGTACAAGTACTCTTTATTTGCCACTTGCGGCATGCTCAGTGCATACCTTACCAACGAGTGAAACTTATGCCTTTGCCGCTGGCGGCATGTCCAGGGCCTGCCTTAGCAAGAAGTGAAACTTGTGTCTTTGCCACTTGAGGCATACCAGAGCGTGTCTTTCGAGTAGTGAAAGCCTTGCCCAGTTCGTGTGCTGTTGAGAAAATGCCGTCTGTTTCAATTCATTGCCCTCTACACCAAAAGCACGCGCTCAAAAAAAGACACGCAAAACACTTTTGCAGATAAACATGTTTGCATGTAAGATTTCCTTCGCGTGCATGACTCTTAGTTTTCTTTTGTTGCGCTGTTATTCACAGCGTCGTTCGCATGACTATCTTGTTGACTGGCGACATACGGGATTCCTAACACGCGTAAAAAATCAATCCCATTGCGGCTCTTGTTGGGCTCAGGCCGCTTTGGCGGTAGTGGAGGTACACTTAGTGCAGTGTGGGATAGTGTATACCCCCACTGATTTGAATGTACGACCTCTCTTAGAATGGAACCGTCCGCTCCATGGTTGTCATGGAGGAACTGTAAGAGAAGCAGTTGAGCACATGCACAATTACGGTGTATACTCTGATGTCCTCGAGTGTACTAGAGAAGGTGCCCAGTACAAGCATATCCTTCCTCCTGCGCTTGTGCATGGAGTCATTTTGGAGCGTAGATACTCTGCAGTTATCAGCAGTCTTCTCGCTGCTCCTCTAATCGTGCTGGTAGGTGCACTGAAACAAGACTTTTTTTATTACAAGCAAGGTGTATTCGATGGGCGGTGTTGTTCGAGTGTGAACCACGCCATGGTATTAGTGGGAATTAATACGTTTGAACAATATTGGATACTTCGAAATTCATGGGGAGAAAACTGGGGTGAGACTGGATACATGCGCGTGTCTTTTGGAGCGGCTGAACGCTGTGGAATGTTCCACGAAATTACTAGCATAGCATTACCATGCCCTACGCAAACAAACGGCTTCAATCCACCGCATTATAGCATTTGAATTTCAATGAATGCATAAGCAAATGTGCTGTAAGCTTTTGCGCACTTGCCCCTGTCCGCGCAAGTCAGCAATGATTTCTGTGTTGTTGTGCGAGGGTCCGAGAATTGCCTTGTATCTAGAGGACAAGACACCGTTCTCTGCATCGTATGCAGCAACACGGTGCTTGACACATTTCACAAGATACCAGGTATACGACAACACATGGATGCTCGATGAATGTTCTGCCTGCTCAGATACTATCAATTGCGACGTCCAGTCTCACCTTCACAGCATGAGCTCTTGTAACGAAGCTTCAATCTGCTACCATGGTCGAAATGAAGACGGGAATAGAACTTCGTATCTGTGGGTACCACAATACGACGTTGTGCTATGCGAGACATGCACGCCATCCTATGGCGCTACAGATCAGGCAATAAACGTCGCTATTGCAAAGCAACGTGCAGCGTACGGTAATGACTCACACTTGCTGGGATTTCATCGGTTCTAATGTTTTATCAGATGCAGCACGTTTAGAGAGGTGGAAGTGCCCAGAGGAGGGGTGGAGAGCCACACCTGCAAGACAGTAAGAGAACGTCAAACAGCTCCGCGAGCCGATTTACATACCACAATCTCATAGCCAGTGAGGTTTGAACAAGACAACGCTGTCATTGATATGTACTACGGTATCACGTATGTCATTTGTTCCACAATCAAAATGCTGAACAATCGATTTTTACACCTGACTACTAGACCGAATCCTTAAATGCTTAGACCGAATCCATAATCTCATAAGATCGCCGGAGAGGCCGCGCGGAGCGCCCCTTGGCCAGGGAAGAGTTATTGTAGCGTTTGGAGACGGCAGCCGCTGTTCAACAGGGTCTGGCCACTCTCCAGCTCCTCAGGCTCGACTACGCCAGCGGCTTTCAACCGTGCACTGGTACACGAAGCCTTCACCTCTCAAGTATGCTCCAGGTGCTTTTTGAAGATGGAAGGGAAGCAGATTGGCGGTAAGAAGGTACATGCGGTCATGGGGTAATGGTGTGTCGGAATTGTTATAGCGCAGATCGACATCGTTTGCATTGGCGTCGCGATATCAATGCGGCGCCAAACGCGGCTGCCATCTACCAGCAATTAGCCAGTGAGCGTTTGCGACCTTTTTGTTTCACATTGTCTGATTGATGGGAGAGAACTTGTGTTTCGACACTTGCACACCTGAGGGTAGGCTTTTTTAATAGCTGGCTCTCACGTGGCAGCGCTGTTGTCATGCCCTCGGGGGCTGTAACGGCCCTGTTGCGGGTTGTCCTTTTCAGACAGCCTGTTACATTGAATTCGTAACTCGGGAACGGCATTGCAGTGTACAAACATATGCCAAAGTCGCTCAAACCGTTCGTCGAGATTTGCGATGTGGACCATATCAACTAACATTGACACCAAATACTGTACTTTGTCTACATTGAACCCCACTGCACTTCCGCATGGCTTCGCTGCACACATCACTCTAAAAATATCCGCTAACGCCGAGCACCGGATTTGCGTCAGATTGTTATATGTGCATGAGTTTCTTGGCAATAGTCCCAAATGCGAACAGGACGTCTGATTAGCTATGCTTGTGAGATGCGGAAGTAGCAGTAGGGACTTCATCCATACAAGTTCCTTCTCCTTTACGTGCGAAGCCGCCAAAGAGTACACATCATCAGTTATTACGTGTAATAAGGAAGCACTATCGCCGAATTTTTCTCGGCAAATATCGATATTCTCGTTCGTTACCGCAACAAACTTGTGCATCTTTTGAGATGCGTTGATTGTCTGGTGATAAAATTTCACATTTTCCATCTTAGTTTGACTTAAAGAGTCCGCTGGAATAGACAGCACCCACAGGATGCAGGCGTCGTCATTGAACTCAACGGTTGCCTCGTCCGAGAGGCGTAATGTGCTCCAGTGAGAGCCTGTCCATGTAATATAGATAAGGATGATAGAGAAGATTACTAGGACCCCACATACACACGCTGAACTAAGCCGCATATTTATTACTCGTTCAGCATAACGATTTTGATGTGACCAATACTGCACTTGCAACAGAACTAACACCAAAAATCACAAACACCATCAAAATTGAGGTACCCACAAAATCTTGGCTCGCCCCTAGCAGCAACAAAATGCTGCATGCTACAAAGGAAATACCGGCAACAACCGAAGCCACTACCACCCTGAATGCTTTTTTTTTACATTTCTGACGTACTTCTGCACTTCTTTGTATATCAAGAGCGAAATTGACGGCCAGAATGAGCACTGTAAGCACGAACAAAATAACAGGCAACGTGGTGGAGGAAACACGGGAAAGCGAGTGAACACCCTTAGGAACACCCTTAGGCCATGCACTTGGGGCAGAAATATCATCAGATGACTTTGAGGGAAACGCCATTAACTATCTTTGTAGTAGGTGTCATGATTTCAGTTTCCTGGTAGAAGTACTGGACGGCTGCGAGCGAAGTTGTCGTCGTCCGCATATTTACTTGTTTACTGTAAAACAATATAAATGAATAATCCTACTAACAAAAGTGTAAAAAACAAATCTCAAAAAGGTCCAAAAACATCTCGTGCAGCCCTCGCCTTACTCATAACTTCTCTCGCATTAGGCGCTTCAGCCGTAAGATATGCGTCAACCCCTCCCAATTCGCATTTGCCAAGTAAGAAAAAACCTTCGGCTCGTCCACAGGGCAGCTCGCATTCTTCGCTTTGGGATACTTCGTTAGCTTCTCCACAAGATAGCTTCAGTGCAGGTGACCAAGAAGTCCTGCCACAGCCACAGCCACAACTACAGCCACAACTACAGCCACAGCCACAGCCACAGCAGCAGCCACAGCAGATGCCACCGCAGATGCCACCGCAGATGCCACAGCAGCAGCCACAGCAGATGCCACCGCAGATGCCACAGCAGATGCCACAGCAGATGCCACTGCAGATGCCACAGCAGATGCTGCAGGACCTCAAGACGACACTGGACCATACTATTCGGAACAACAGCGACATAAGAAACAACCCTGTGGTAGTGCAAAACAAAACAAGTAATAAATGTAAAAGGGGAGGGAGGTATGCCTTCAAAACGGATGGTTTAGTTGTACCTGTAGTAGCTTTCTATTTCCCGGGTGAAGACGCGCCATGGGATACTTTCTGTAATTGTGGATTCCTTGGAAATTTTTTTGATGTTAAATATGCGCTTCCCAACGGTATCATAATCAAGCCACCCGGTGGTACTAGGCTAACTCATTCTTTCCACAACGCGGAAGCAGCATTTCAAGCTCTCAAGTTCTGGAACAATGCACAGGAGTTTGCTACAGTAAGCGGACGTACTGCATTCCAATACAAAAAAGATCCACCACCTCGCTTCCAAGCAACAGACCTGACGTATGCAGGGTATGGCTCAAATTGGTCGGGGATGTTGGCCGTGTTGAAAGCAAAGTTTCCATCAGACATGAAAAATAAATTGACAATGGGGTTGTTGGGTACAGGAGAGGATTTCTTATTAGAGCATAACAGCAAAGAAGGGCTAGATAAAATCTGGTCAGACGATTACACGGGAACTGGAAAAAACTGGCTCGGTTTGCAGCTGATGCTGATTCGACGTGAGCGCTTAAGAGAATTATATAAAAAGGAAAGCCCGTGGGTCGGTATTATCGAGCAAGTATGGAAATTAGATTCCAACACCGGGTTGTTTCCCCCGCAGGGAACCGTATATTGGCAAAAATTCGTTCAAGCTGCACGCGATGCTGTCTTTAGCCTACATGTATACAATCCAGATACTGGCAACATTACCACTCGACATTAATCATGAAGTGTCTATACTCGACGCACAGCTGTCCATGCACAATGTTCGGACGTTATTCCTTCCTGGCGATTACTCATCATTTTCAAGTGTAGCCGCGAATATTCGCTATTCCTATAACTAAAGATGGAGGTTTCCAACACCCTCGCGACCGAGGCATTAAGACTCCTCGCGCTTGCAGATGTATCGTATTTCGACTTGCGCACCCTTGCTTCACTCGAGCGCGTAAGCAGTTCTTTGACGCTAACAGATAGACAGTGGAAGAGGGTTGCGCATGCATACGTCACGGAGCCAGCTTTCTGGACCATGGCGGCTGCGCGGCCTTTCAAAACAGCACGTCCTTTGCCTTCTTGGAAGGATGAACTTCAGCGTTTAGTCGGTTACAAGAAAAAATGCAGACATCTAGGGTTCGTTATAGATGATGCGTATATAATGCGATCATGGCAATACATTGATAACAAATCTGTTAGAAATCAAAGTCTGCGAGCATCCACTTTTTGTTGCAATGTCAGCCGCGGGGTCTCCATTATGCAAACGCCCTAAGACAGATGTTGTATCGCTGGACTATGCTACTTGGGCTGCGAAAGGACAAAGCCAAGCGGAGCGAGATTATCTCAAGCTACTGTATCCACACGAACGCGACGACGACTGTTTTCTCGAAGAAGCAACTCACACTTACTATGTACGCGCTAGTCCATACAAGTGCAGTGTTTCCTCCGTGTGGAAGGTTTTCTTTGAGGAATTTGACGCTACACGCAAGGCGAAAGAGATGATACGAAAAGCTGAAGTGAGCGGCATTCGAAGCTTTGAGTCTTCCATCTATAATCTCTATGTCTACCTGCTCATGGAGCGGCAAATCACCCCAAACTGTTCTACCTTCTTTCCCATTGTGGAAAGAACATTCCAATGCGCCTTGACGTACTACCAAGACAAAAAATGGGAGTGGGGGTTCCCAGGTGTACATGAAGGAATTGCAAGTATGGAACAGTTGATATCCCACGGATGCATGAAGCCGGAGAAGTGCAAATCATGCTATTTCTTTGCTATGTTAGCCGGTTGTTCTTCCAGTGACTTGTGTTTGGCGTGGAATACGAACGGAGCTCTTGAGTCATTCAAGGGCACTCTGCTGCACAAAAGAGCAGAGTTGTATATGCAACAGCTAGGAGCGTGGCAACTTGAGCAGGGACGCAGTCACGTCACGATTGGCGAGATGCTTTCCATACCAACTGTACTAACCCGCACGCGCTCTGCTTCTTCGATGGATGCCGCCATGTGCAGTGTGGCGAAGCACACGTCTGCTGATTTCTGGAATCACCCTGCCACACAAGCATACCTGTTGTCTGCCACAACATGTCAGCAATCACCAGAGTTCATGCAGCTGGAGCGCTGGATGGCGTTAAACCCCAACTTGAGTCCGTTTCGCAGTGAGTGGAGCATTTTCGATGAAAATGCTCAAGTTGCAGGCCAGGTAGATTCCCTTTGGTTTGATGAAGAAGCAGAGCAAGGTATAGTAATGGCCGATTGGAAGAGAGCTAGAGAACTCCTGTCTTCTTCACAAGCTCTCCAGCGAGAGCAGTCTTTCGGAGAGAAAGGTGTACGCTCGTGTCCTTTTGCTCCCAGCTGTCCGAATCCGTGTGCAGGTATGTATAACTGCTCTTACAATCACTATATGGTGCAACAACATCTGTATGCTGACTTTATTCTCCGTAAATACGACTTGAAGGTTGAGAAAATGTGGTTGGTTCAATGTCACCCCAATCTTGGACAGACAGAAGAGGATTTCAATGTGGCAGATCTGCCCCTACAACCAGACCTGGCTGCAACCGTATTGAACGCCTTCCATTCTGGTTGGAAGAAAAGGCTGGCGCAGTTTCCAGCGTAGATGCGCGGTGTACTCGGAGTGTCTAGTCTAAAACCAGACGTTGTCCTAACATCGAGTCCCCAAAAGAAAAGAATAGGTGCAGAATCACCAGCACAAAGAGGGTAGTAATAAAAGCTACAGTGGCAGTCTGTAGTATGTGTGTTATGCGCTTAACGGTTGTAGTTTTCTCAGATATTTCTATAGAGTCTATGTACGTTCCAAAGGGATTCAACAGACGATATTCCACAACCAAAGAAGTAGTGATGGCTGCTGTAACAGCAGCGTAGATAAAGGCTACGAGATAGGAGTTCTCCGAAAGAGAGAATATCAAAGCACTTCTGTTAGGTCTAGAACTCATACAGCTCTTTTTTTGGTGATAGTGGTTATTATCACCACGAACGTCGATGTCGATTTCGACGTTTAACCTCACCCACTTCCGTGGACGCTGATGTTTTTTTCCTTCTGTTCGCTACAGCTCTCCACCCTTCATGGGAGCAGCGTTCCACTCGGATTACTCTCCACGCTACGGTAGCCATGTGCGCAACAGGAATGACATGCAGCAACCACGTAGTCTCTTTGTCGCTAAAATCCACCTCGCTCAGGTTCATATCCAAAGAGTATATCGCACGACCGCAATTAGTGTCAAACAACACGACAAAAGGTGCATGTTCTAGTACATTTCCCTCCACACTTCGTATCGCAGTTAGTTCTGCTGTCAATGCTTGCACGTCTTTTGCACCTAAGTCTTCTACAGCTGATGCGACAGCTCCTTTCAATAACAAGGAGTGTTTGCTCGCAACAACTTCAAGCTCCGCCATTTGTACTCGTATTGCGTTTGCACGCAAAACATATGTTTCTGGATGCCAATACGTAAGTAGCGCGGTCTTGACCGCGACAAAACGAGTTGAAACCTTTTTGTTTTTCTCATAAATATTGAGCTCTTTCTCAACTATTGTCGCACTGCTCTGGAGTAGTGCTTCCACACAGAGTGTAAAATGTGGGACAAGGCCGACAGCTTACAAGACCATGAGTGGCATAAATGCATCTCTGCCCTCGCCGTTGACGACTTCCCACCAAATGTGAAAGAAGCAGCGAAGCATGCTATAGTTGCTGCTCGCAGATTTAACGAGATTTACATAGGAGGAGATGACACGGAATGTATGCTACAAATCCTCGCGGCGTCGGAGGATCATGGAGAGTCCCCTGATACAGACATATTGGGTAGCGTGCTCCTTCCCTTTGAAGAAGTAAAGATTGCTTATACGACTCGCGGAAGTCTCGTGTATGCAATGGTGTGCTCTTTTTGGTTGTGGAGCTCTTCTTCACCTGCCTTGCTGTTGAGTGACGGGATATACCATCGCCTAACTTGCAAAGTAGAAGGAAGAGAGTGGACCGCAGGTTCGCTATGCCCAATGCACTTAAAGACCCTTCAACAAAGTCAAGACGCAGCCTTGCAGGATCCAGACGCAACTCTAGCAATTTACGTGCCCGGGATATCCAGCCCTCCTCTCTGTAAGAGCCTTGAGGTGTCGCGAGCTGCCATATATAGAGGAGCGGAACAAGACGAAGTTTCAAGCGACAACGAACTACCTGCGCGTACAAAATCAATAGCTGATTTCCGCGAAGTTTCTGGTCTCTGAGTCCTTTCTGATGTATAAGGATGGCTAACTGCTAACTGTAGGTACTGCCTTGCACTTGCAGAGCCCGTGATTGAGCAGTCGCAACCTGGCACACTTCTTGACTCGCATAACAGGCCGCTCTTTGCCCAACTTGCCAGCGGCGGCTGGCTTCACAGTTGCCATGCTTGAAGCACAGTGCATCTGGCCGTAGTTCTTGCAGGATTTCACCCGTGCAATTCATGAGACATTTGGATTCTGCTGCGCCTAACATTTCAACGCCTCTAATGGCATGGCATCCTTTGGTATTTGGAGGCACAGCTTGCAAAACGCATCCATTGCTCTTGCCCCTACAGCAAAAATGCGCCTGGTAAGTGTCTCCGCGCGCATCGAGTGTTAAGTTTTGAGGACTATTTTGGACAGTGTAGAGCGCTTCAGATAGTGTTGCTTCTTGTTGTTGTGGCCCAGATAGGACAGCCTGAGGGAAGCGAGAAGAAAGCTCCGAGCTAACGGTCCAAGCGGAGGCGGGATCTTGTGTGTTTACATAACCGAGTGGCGTACCCTGCTCTAGCGCTCCTACAGCCGGAACACCACGAGCAGCTAATGCTTCTCGGCGATATGTCGATGCATCCGCTGTTGCATCCGCTGTTGTAAGGAGACGACTCGCTGCACCAGGCACCCGAGCTATGACGGCGCTCCCACCACCCAAGAGCTGAGCTTCCTCCCCAAAGGGGCTGCCCCAGGAATTGCGCACTGCAAATTGCGCAGAGGTTCCTGTATCTTGCATGATTCTGTTCACTTGTTGACCTAATAGCCGGTGTTTTTGTTCTTGTGCTAATCTTTGTATCATTTCATTGGGTTGGTCGCCCTCTATCGTGGGCGACCGAGAGGCATATCCTTGCGCTGGTTCGTCGCTTGGTTCGTCGCTTGGTTCGTCGCTTGGTGGTACGTTGGTAGGTTGTCTTTTAAAGTCAAAACCGTCACCTCTGACTCCGCACGCAAATTTTCCCGGTGATGTCGCTGCGCAGCTAGTGACAGCAAGAGTATTCACCAGCGTAACATTCTCACGAAGGGCGAGCTTAATGGATGATGCATGATCGCAAGCTTCTGCTACACATTTCTCCTTGGAGTTGTGTACGCGATATCCATACTTCTTGGCATATTCCACTAAGCTAGGGTTTTCGTTAGGCACTTCATAGCATCTGGCTGCGCCATCATCTAGACTAGCACATACGTGCACTTCTTCTGTTGCAGTATTATCTTTCCGTGGTTTGATCACGAGGGGAGGACTTATCATTTCCACTGTTTTAAGCTAAAATTATAACAAAGCGTCTATGGCGCAAGTGTTGTTTGAAGTGGTGCGGGACTGCGTACAGCAAGAATCAAGCGCTGAAGAGTAGAGTTTCGCGGCGCGCATTTTCCGCATCCCTCTTTTTCATCGAAAAGAAAGCTCTGGCGCTCTTTTTATCATTTGGACTTTAAGTTGCTTACCGGCACGTCCCAAGCCCGTTCATTAAATGATCGTACTGAAACCCCCGTATATTGAGACGCCTTTTGGACCATCGTCAAAAACAAATGTTATCATAAAACACAATGCATGGTACTGTTTATCCCCATGAATTATCACCGGGGAAAACCAAGGAGCAGATTCGGGATTCGCGGGTTGTTAGAGATCCAGCGTGGAAAAGAGACATATGTAGGTTTACACCAACATATCGGTTATGCAGTCCACACGATATAAAGACAACAAGACTTTTCTTTGGTCCGAAGGAAACATTACAGTGTTGCTCCTGGCTTTGCAGTATTATGCCTCGCATACATAGTATTATAGCAGCTTACGTGTCGGGACTTATGAAGTCTGGTTGGAAGCCACGCCACCTGGGGAAATGCCTTCTTTTCTCACTGCAAGTGCTAGTGAGAAAAGAAGGCATTTACAGTATATAATTTGTGCAAGCATCCGCTAGAAAACAACAAGATGGATCATATCCATCCGTGTTTTCTATTACAAAAGATTTATTGTATGTTACAGCTTTGCATAACAACAAACCAGTCGACATAAGCTCAGATATGGCACGTGATCTTCGACCTATTTTTCGTTGCTTGCTCAAGCAAGATGACAACAAAAAGGAGTGTGGTGATATTCTTTGGCGACCTTCAGAGCTGATATCTGGTTCAGCTGATTTAGCTATACAGTTAGCTTCAAAATACTTCGTGCCGATGGCAAGGAGTGAAGAAAGTGAAGCTACTTATGCAAAGAGAAACGAAAATATAATGGTGCCTTCCCTGTATATCGGATCCCAGCAAACTCTCCAAAATGTGAACGTAAGGGATAGCATTTCAAAACTGAGAGAAGAAACGGAGATAATTGAGTCTGGGAAATCCTTGACTTGCAAGCAGCCAATACAGCAAGATAAATCTTCGGAGATAATTGAGATAATTGAGTCTGGGAAATCCTTGACTTGCAAGCAGCCAATACAGCAAGATAAATCTGATAAATCTTGGGATACTAAAATGCGATATGGGGCCGCAGTTGCTGGACTTGGTGGACTTGGATTTGCTGCTGAAGCTGCAAGACGCCTAGCAAAATCACCTTCCAAATCCCCCAAAGGCCAGCGTTAGATGAAACAAGTCTTAGGTCTTAGACTCCTAAGTTTGCGTTAAGAGTGCTGGCGGGGAGCGAGAACCCTCGTTGCAGTTAAGGTTAGAGGATTTCAAAACCTCTAAATTACACACTCCATGGACGAAAGAGATGTCCACTGTAGTTTTTTTGTCTCGCGTGCGGAAGGTGCCACAGCCGATTGTTTATCAATTAGGAATATGCATTTAAAAATGCATATTCCTAATCCGAATGTCTGGTGCTCACTGTTATGCGCCGTGTCGTGCGCCCTCGTTTTGTGGTTTGTGGAGACTCAGAATAGCAAGGAAGACCTGAAGGACATCAAGCGACTAAGGAGGAGGCTTGGTATGTATGCGTGTGCAGTGATATTTTGGCCTGCCATCGTCGCGTTAGTTATAGGTTTATCATCCCTACATGCACCCATCACTGCAGGAGTGGTGGTTATTGTGGCATTGTTTCTTTCCTTTGAGGTTTCTGTCACGAGCTGTTATGACGGTTCTTTAACGGAGTACGATAGCACCGATTCGGCATACGAGAGAAGTGTTCAGGTGTCTACGGTAGCTTTTGCAGTAGCTACGCTCATACTGTCTCAGCATAACACAACACTTGCAAATATGGTAAGTATTCCAGTGTTTGCGAGTTTGCTGTTCTGTACGATTGCAGCTGTTCCCTCTGCAGTATCCCGACGGAGAATTGGCGCATCTGGCTACTGGGTTGCGTTACAGAAGGTTGTCGTGTCGTACTCCGCCGCGCTTCTCTGCATAGCCCTTGCACGTTGCCTGGACGAGATCAACGGAAGCGCACACTATACTACTTGATTTGCATGTCACCGAAGTCGCTGTATTGATTTGAGATTAAGAGGCTGTCTGAAAAGGGACAACCCGCAATAGGGCCGTTACAGCCATTGAGAGCATGACAACAAACAGCGCTGCCGCCACGTGAGAACCAGCTAAAA